TCTACACGATTTTGACATGAAAGAGTACAATAAACTAATGGAGGATGGTTATAAACCATTTTCATCTTGGTTTGAATCAATGTCTAAAAAATTTAAATATGACAGACGTAAGATTGCACAGGAGTTGGAATGTGATTTCTTAGGTTCAGGAGACGGAGTCATTCCTGGTGATATTCAAGAGAATATTGCAAAGAATATGATTCGTATTCCTAAAGAAAAATACATGCAAGGTACTTTTTGGCAATGGAAAGAACCAATTGAGGGTCATCGTTATATTATGGGTGTGGACGTTAGTAGAGGAGATAGTGAGGATTTTTCATCAATTAATATTATTGATTTTGACGATAGAGAACAAGTTGTTGAATATATTGGTAAAATACCACCAGATGATTTAGCATCGGTTGCATATAAATGGGGTATTTTATATGATGCGTTTATTGTAATTGATATCACGGGGGGTATGGGGGTTGCAACATCAAGAAAGTTACAAGAAATGAATTATAAAAGTTTATTCATTGATGGTATTAACACACAGAACATTTGGGAGTATAATAAAAAGGCTTTAGATAAAATACCAGGGATTAGCTTTAATAATAAAAGAACCCAAATTGTGGCGGCCTTTGAAGAACAACTTAGAAAAGGATTTTTAGTAAGGTCTAGTAGATTATTAAACGAACTTAATACCTTTGTTTATTTGAACGGAAGACCTGACCATATGAAAGGAATGCACGATGACTCAATTATGAGTATGTCTATGGCATTATATGCTGGTGACATTTCATTCAGTCAATTACAGAAAAGTGATTCAAAAAATAAAGCAATGATAGATTCGTGGGTTATGTCCGAAAGAACTTACGAACCGGCCAAAACCCATTATTCTTATGGTTCATCTTTTGACCAAATAGGTGCTATGGGTATGGATACTAATAACATTTATCACAAAGACAACCCAACGAACGTACCTAAAGACTCATATAAAGAACACATGTGGTTATTTGGAAGAAGTAAATAATATTCCAAATGTCAAATATTTAGTTTATATTATAAAGAAAAGTATTTATATAGAATGGCAAATCAAAATCCTACCGTCTTTCAGAAACTAACAAGAATGTTTGGTTTTCCGGGTCAAGTTAAAGCTGATCAGGCACCATCATTCAATTTCAACAAAGATGAATTATTAAAAACGGATAGTAGAGAAGAATACGAAAAGGCAATGTTACAGGCTCAACAGAGTCAATATATTGCTGACAAGTGGACAAAACTAGATCAATCTCTCTACAATCAATCGGTTTATTATGAACCAAATAGAATGGCAGCATACTACGACTATGAATCTATGGAGTTTACTCCTGAAGTTTCAGCCGCGTTAGATATATACGCTGAAGAATCAACAACAATGTCAGAAAAGGGAGAAATTCTTACAATATATTCTGAATCAGATAGAATTAAAACAATACTTCAAGATTTATTTCATACAAAGATGGATATCAATACTAACCTACAAATGTGGGCGAGAGGTATGTCAAAGTATGGTGACGATTTTGTTTATTTAAAGATAGACCCTGAAAAAGGTATTGTTGGGGTTCAACAATTACCAAATATTGAAATTGAAAGAATTGAAGGTGCGTCCACTAAAACATCAGGACCTCATGATATTAAAGTCCCAACACGTGAATTAAGATTTCAATGGAAGAATAAAGATTTAGAATTTCAAGCTTGGGAAGTTGCTCACTTTAGATTATTGGGTGACGATAGAAAGTTACCATATGGTACTTCTATGTTGGATAAGATTAGAAGAATTTGGAAACAACTTTTACTTGCCGAAGATGCAATGTTAATTTATAGAACATCGAGAGCTCCCGAAAGACGTGTGTTTAAAATATTTGTTGGTAATATGGACGATAAAGATATTGAATCTTACGTACAAAAAGTTGCAAATAAATTTAAACGTAGTCCGATTTCAGATCCACGTAATGGTCAGGTGGATATGAGATATAACCAAATGGCTGTTGACCAAGATTATTTTGTTCCTGTTCGTGATGCATCACAAACAATGCCAATTGAAACTTTACCAGGTGCACAAAACTTAGGTGAAATTGCAGATATTGAATATATTCAAAAGAAAATGTTAGCGGCACTTCGTATTCCTAAAGCATTTTTAGGATTTGAAGAAGTAGTTGGTGACGGAAAGAATCTTGCATTAATGGATATTCGTTTTGCAAGAACAATTAATAAAATACAAAAATCATTAATACAAGAGTTAAATAAAGTTGCATTAATTCATTTATATCTTTTAGGTATGGAAGATGAATTGAATAATTTTACTTTATCATTAACTAACCCATCAGCACAGTCTGATTTGTTAAGACTAGAGCAGTGGAAGGAAAAGGTAACACTTTACAAAGATGCGACTTCCGACCAGTCTCAAGTTGGTATCTTGCCGGTGTCGCATACATGGGCAAAGAAGAATATTTTAGGATTTAGTGACAGTGAAGTCGTACTTGATTTACAACAACAACGTTTAGAGAGAGCAATAGGTTTTGAATTAACTAATACACAGAATATTATTAAACGATCAGGTGTGTTCGATGAGGTTGATTCTAAATATGGAATTCCTGAAGAAGAAAGAGAAAAACTTGAAGCCGCAGGTGCATTAGGTGGTGAAAATCCTGGTGAAGGTGGTGGAATGGATATGGGTGGGGGTGGTGCACCTGAACCAGCACCAACAGGTGGAGGGGAACCACCGTTAAGTGAGTCTAAATCAAAGAAATCTAAAATATTAGGTATGTTAGGAGAAGAAAAAGAAGATTTTAGTTCATTATTTGATATGAAACGAGCACAACAGAATATTTATGAGATAGAGAATAAATTGAAGGATATTTTAAATGACTAAAAATGAACAAATTTGGAACAATAAAAAGTAAATTATTAACTAAATTAACTGAGTCTTATGCTAATGAAAATAAAGCAGAGATTAAAGATATTTTAAACACAATTAAAGAAAATAAAAATTTCAAAGAAATGTATTTGTTTTATGAAGAAATTGAAAACAAATATATTGACGATAAAGAAACCGCACAGTTATTTGTTGAGGGTGTTGTTAACATCTTAAAACAACAAACGATTGAATTGAGTGATTTCTGTACATCATTAAATAAAATGATTAATGTGGAATCAATCAATGAAAACGAAATATACAATTCATTGGACGTTTTAATTGAAAATGATAGTCTATCAAACATTGAAAAGAAAGTAAATGCGAAGAAGAAATTAGTAGAACATTTAACAACTAAAAAGGAAATCAAAGAATCTAAAGATTCAACATTAATACCAAATGAAAATTTATTAAATGCCGTTTTAACAAATAACTTTAATGTTCTTTATTCTAATACATTATCTGAACAACAAAAAGAAGAGTTAAAAAATATTCTATCCTTGTCTAATGAGGATTTATTAACTAAAACAACTGAATTAAAAGAATCTATTATCAATCAAGTATCCACACTTATAAGTGAATCAAATGAAACTGATTTATCATCTAAATTAATAAAAGTGAAAGATGAGGTTAACGAAATGTCCCCATCCAAATTAAATTATTACAGATTAACAGAATTAAAAAATGGACTTAGTTAAGTCCATTTCTTTTTTGTTGTAGATACACCGCTTTTAATTTTTCAGTTCTTTTCTTAACAGAAGGTTTAACAAACTGTTGTCTCTCTCTTAATTTTTGAACTTGTTTTGTTTTCTGAACTTTTTGTTTATAAGTTCTTAACGCAGTCTCAATACTTTTCTCATTTTGTAAATCAATTATAATCATATATAAATAAATATATTACAAATATATGAAAGTATTTTTGGAATAATCAAATATTTTATTTATTTTTTATAAAACACCATAAAATAAAAATAATATGAAATTATAATGAAAATTGGTAAGTATATTCCATTGGGAACATACAATAACGTAAAAATCGGTTATGGTACCGTAGATTTTAAAAATCTAAAAACCATATATCTTAAATTAAATTCGTGGTTACAACCCGAAAACGAAACGGATGACTTTAACCATTTAATTGGGAAATCAAGAAGAAAGGTTAAAGAAATAATATACAACTTAAAAAGTCCGTATTTTAAAGACCAATCTATTGTAGATTTAGATGTTAGAACTAAAGGAATTAAGTTAGAAAAGAAATCCTTTATGAATTTGGAAGTAACATTATATGTTAACAATCAATTTGATATTAAATCAAAAGATGTTAAAATAATCATTAATGATTTATTCGAACATATCATAGATGAAGGGTTATCTGATAAAAAACTATTCAATTTTTACAAAACAAAGAAATAAGTTAGATATTGATGTATTTATAGTAATAAAAACTATAAATGAAGGTATTAGGACCAAAAGAAACCGGCAGAGGATTATTAATTGAGTATGATGCTGGTCACGTATCTCCAGAAGAGAATAAAAAAATAATTTCAGAAATGAAGAACATGGACTTCTCACAGGACATGATTCTTTATGCTGTTTTACAAAAATACGACACTCCAAATAAGAACGGAAGGATTTATCCTGAAATGTTACTTAAGAGAGAAAACGAAAAATACCAAACAATTATTAAGAAGGGTGGAGCTTTAAATGAGTTAAATCACCCAACATCTTCACTTATCGATTTAGATAGGATATCACATTCAATTCTTGAAACATGGTGGGACGGTAAAATCCTTATGGGTAAAATAAAACTATTCACTTCACCAGGTTGGAAGAAGATGGGTATTGTTTCTACTAAAGGAGATCAAGCTGCCATGCTATTAATGAACGGAGCAACTTTGGGTATCTCTTCACGTGGAGTAGGTTCACTTAAACAAGTTAAAGGTGAAAATATTGTACAAGAGGATTTTGAATTAGTTTGTTTTGATTTAGTTTCATCACCATCAACACCTGGAGCGTATGTTTTTAGTGACCCATCTGAAAGAGACCAATATCAAGAATCAACAATTGAAAAACCCGTAGTTGAAGACAGAATGAAAAAACTAATGGGTAGATTAGATACATTTCTATCTAAATAATTAATTTATTAGGGGTGGGAATATTGAAATAGTCAATTTTTCCAAATTTCCA